CAATTGGTTTTTATCCTGATGATCCACTTTCTTGGTCTTTTGAAGGTGCTGATAGTGAGAGCGGACGAGGCGTTTGTAATAATACAAATGAAACTGGTAGTGCTTTAGGTGCTACGGCAGTTACAACTTTCAACCGTTATAACTCTAGCGGAGGTAATTTAGGATTTTTGAAACGCCAACAATATATTAATTATGATACCGCAGGTGATTCAGGAAATGGTACATTTGCTGATTTACTTACGGCAACTGCCGCCCAAAATTTATATAAATCTTATGTTTCTAATAAAATAAATGCCGTCGCTGCCACAACTCAAGGTGTATTTCAAATAAGTGTTATGGCGACAATTTACTTGCGTCATATTCACTCCTTTTTTGATAGAATTCCTCTACTTAAGGGAACATTTTTCAAGATGACGATGAACTTGAATAATACTACAACTGCTTTTTCGAGAACTGCTGGAGCAAGAACTTACAGTTTAACCTCTGTTTCTAACGCTGTTGGAGGTGTCAATCCTCTTATGTTGGCATCACAACTTGCTAATAATGGAGCAACAAGTGCTTTTGGTGGAACTCTAGCAACGGTAACTGCGTTCCGAGCAAATATAAGTGTAGGAAACACTTGTTTAGATACTACCCTCGCTGGAACTACTGGAGTGACAACAGGAACTCTTGGTCGTTCTATTACTCTTTATGTTCCTTCTTATTCGTTTAACCCTATTTTTGAAACTGCTTATTTGTCTTCTCCTGTTAAGCATATTGAATATGAAGATGTCTACCAATACCAAATCTTTAATATTAACGCTGGAGGTCAAATCAATCAATTGGTTAGTAATGGAATTGCTAATTTGAAATCGGTTTTGATCTTGCCCTTTTTCTCGGAACAAGCAGGAACTGGTAATACTGGTCTTCCTATTGCTATTCCGGTTTATCAAAGTCCTTTTGATCCAGCAGGTTGCGGACCAACTTCGCCTTTGTGTTTGTTGAATAACTTTAATGTTGTTGTAAGCGGACAGAACACAATTTACAATACTCAAATGAGAGCATACGAGCAATTCAACAACCAACTTTACGGTGCGAATGCTGTGAATGGTGGTCTTACTGATGGCATTAATTCAGGATTGTTTAACTCTCTTGGATTTGAAATGGAATACTGCTACCATTATGTGAATGTATCAAGAATGTTGCCTGTGGAACAGTCAGTTCCTAAATCGGTTCAAATTGTGGGAACAAACCAATCTGCTAAAGCAATTAACCTTATGGTATTCTGCTCTTATGGGGTAGCAATAGATGTTGATGTACTTACAGGTTCTCGCGTTTAATAGATTTTGATAAGGAAGTAGGATAATATATATAATTTAACTAATTTCTATTAAATAAAAATAAAGATTTTTCATTTATTTTTATTTTTATCTCATCTTAAATATATAATGGAGAACTCAGTCATAGAGATTTTAGCAAGTCCAAAGCAAGTTAGTAAACTACGCAACGGTCATAAAGTTAGAGTAAAACCAGCAATTGCTGGTAAGGGTATGTGCGTCAAAGTAGATCCTATGAAATATAGCATTATTAGTAAAACATTTAGTAAGGGTAGGGGTGCTGAATTACAACTATCCCCTCAAGAATTACAAATGAATAAAATGGGAAAAGGAATGTGTGGAGGTGATATTTTTGGAAAAATAGCGGAAGTGGTTGTTGATAAGATGGCGGACAAAGCGATTGATAAAGGAATAGATATGTTACAAAAGGAATCAAAAGGAAGGGGAATGATAAAGGGATCAGAAGAAATGAAAAAGAAGATGGCAGATTTAAGAGCAAGAAAAGGAAAGAAAATGACAGGAGGAGCATTTACAAATGAAGATGTTAGACCAGTCATTAAAGAAGTAGGGCAATATTTGAACCCTTTAGCATTAGTAGAATTAATGTCAGGAGGAGGTTTAGGAGATGCTAATCCCTTGTTATTAGGATATGATTTAGGGCATAATGTAATTGGTCCTGCGTTGTATAAATCAATTTACGGACACCCAAGAGGGTATGGTTTTGCTCCTGATGCCAAACAAATTCAAAAACTAAACGAACAACTTGGTACAAATATGGATTATTTGAAACAATCAGGAATAGGCGATGCTGTTTCTAATGCTTTATCCAGTTCTCTAATTAGTGAAGCAGTTAGCAAAGCAAAACAAGCAAAAATAGATGTTGGAATGGGTTTATATGCTGGTTCAGGATTATACGCATCTGCTCCAAGAGGAAGAGCAGTATCTAGTCAAGTAGGTTTAAACGCAAACAAAGTTTTACCAAATGCTCTTCAAAGTAAACCATTTAGTGAAAACTTCCAATTTCAACATACTCTTCCGGTTGCTTATCAGAAATTCCATAAATCAGGTATGTAATTTTTTTTATATTTTAAGTTCAATCTTAAAAATAAAATATAATAATATAATATAATATGTTAACTGACATTCAATTAAAACAACTTTGTGAGAAAATGGAAGTAGATTTAGAAGGAGTTTATTTTAAAGATGAATTACCTAAAAAAATCAAAGCAAATAAAGCATATATAATTAATTTAGAAAACGCATTAGATGAATATGGAAATCAAAATGATGGGTCACACTGGACTTGTCTTCAAGTAAATAAATATCCTAATGGAAAGGTAGAACCCTTTTATTTTGATTCTTATGGATCACCGCCTCCTGAAAATGTGAAAAAAGTTGTAAAAAATACCTTCGGTCAAACATTACCATATAATCAAAAGGATATTCAAAGTCTAATGAATAATGCTTGTGGTTTTTATTGTTGTGCGTTATTACATTTTATAAATACATCAAAATATCGTAGTAAAAACTTTTATCAAGATATAGAGAATTTTTTAGGAATGTTTGACGATTTAAATGAGAGTGTAGATTGGAAAAAGAATGAGTATATTTTAAAACATTTCTTTCAACCATCAGATCCAGCATTAAGAAAGGCAATAGAAATAGATACTCAACCAGTAAGGATAGTTGAAGAAGATTCAGGAAGAGGAATGGATCTGATGAAAATATAAACAAAACATATTATATAAAATGGAGATTGAAAATGAAAAATTAAAAGTAGAATTAAAAGAATTAGAGAATGAGAATAAGATTTTGCGTAGGCAGATTGATGAAATATACCGTTGTTGGTTAATTGAATCAAACCAAAACAAAAAATTAAAAGAAGAAATAAAAGAAATAAAAACCAAACTGGTTTCTAAAAATAGTGACAACTATAATTAATCTTTCTTGATATATACTGGTGCTACGGATAATGACGAACCCATATCATTCATCACATCACTCAATTCATCTTTCTTTTTAATTGTATCTCCAAACTTTTCAGTTAGGTAAGTGTGTCTAAGGGCATTTGTTCCTGTATGCTTACCAAACAATTTATTTAATCTTTGATTTAATTTTACAGATGTTAATGGGTTCAAATTAGTATCAAAAAGTAAATAATCAGTAGGGTTTATTTTAGACCATTTTGTAAGAATTGTCTTTAATGCTAAAGGACAAGGTAGTTCTTGTTTTCCATAAGTTTTGGCGGTTTTGTAAGAATTAAAAACCAATTTATTTTTATCTAAAAAATTATCTTTCTCAGTCGTATTTTTGATTTTGAAATCGCAAAAATCCTTTGATCGCCTTACAGGAATATGGATACCACTTAAAACCGCTAAAATAATAAAGTTTTGGATTTCTTGTAAATCAGATTGGGTTAGGTTTTTCTTTTTATAAAGTAGATCCGCATTCTTTTTTAGTTCATCATAAAGATCTTTAATATCTGTACTTGTAACCCAAGCGTCTTCTTGTGTTTCTGTTTTTTCTTGTTTTGAAATTTCCTTATTATAATCTCTAACATCTTCACCCATAAGATCTCGGTATTCTTTTTTATCAGTAATAATGACTAATGCTGATAATATGGTTTTTCTGCGGTTTGGAGGAATATCTTTTAAAAAATCCAATACTTTTTTACTATCACTAAACTTTGTTAGATCATATTCTTTGTCACTAAACACTTTGTCATAAAGATTTTTCAATATAGAACCATAGGTTGTTAAAGATGATTTACTCAAACTTTCTCGTTTTTTAGAAATGTAATTCTTAATGTCTTCCATTATATAATATATTTAGAAATTAATTTTTAAATTTCAATCGTTAATTTAGAAATTATAATATAACATAAATCAATATATTTAATCAATAATTAATATTTGCGTTAATTATGAAATTATTATCTAAACATATAATATAAAATGATTGCCCCACCCTTTAGGAGTTTTCAAAACGATATGGATTTTGGATTAAAACAAGAAATAGAAGTATTAGATTTAATAAAAGAAAACTTTTGTGAAAGATTAGGAGAAACAGATATTATTAATACAAAAGAGATCTACGATAGTTATTGTCCTTATGATTATGAAGGCACAACCAATAAAACCATTTTTGAAATGAAATCTAGAAGGAATAAGAAATACCAATACTCAACAACTATTCTTCCTTGTAGTAAAATTATTCAAGATGGTAGAAGACAGATATTTATTTTTAATTTTACAGATGCTTGTTGTTACATAGAATATAAAAAAGAATTATTTGATACATTTAATAAAAAGATGATCTCAACATTTAGAGCAGGACGCACAGATCACCCAAAGAACCATTATGAAATCCCAGTAGATTTATTGACGGATATGTTGAGAATTTATAAAGTGGATAAATAAAATAGAGAGAAATATATATTTAGCATTTTTTATAAAATCTTAAATATATAAGATGACCGAACCGATTTTAATCCAAGATGACAAACGATTTGTTGTATTACCAGTTCAATATCAAGATCTATTTAAGATGTATAAGAATGCGGTTTCTTCTTTTTGGGTTAGTGAAGAAATAGATTTATCAAAAGATCTAAATGATTGGAAAAAACTGACAGCAGATGAGAGGCATTTTATATCATTAA